ACTGGGCCAAGTCTACTACTAATGTTGGGTGTGCTGGGTATGCGACCATTTACTCCTGGATCCGTTTGAATCCAAAAATCAGGACCAGTACCAGGAGTAGCGTCTACTACATTAAACACGCCTTGCATATTCATTTGTGTAGAATTATTATAGTATAAAACATTGGGTGCATTCTGTGGCACTGTAAAAGTTATTGTGCCAGTGGCAGCACCGTTGTTGGTTACACCTTCTGTGAACAAATTGTTAATGCCTAGTGTTTGTTGTGTCTTGATATAAAATGGCAATGCTGGTGTAGATACCAGTGCAAATGTGTAGGTGTTGCCACGCACCAGTGTCAAGGTAGGATTAATTTCGTAATCAATTACCCAGGCACTGGTACCTTGATTTGAAACACGGAAATTGACACTACTTGCTTCATTTTGCGCTATCTGGAATGTGTAATTGCCACCGCGAACCAATGTCAACGTGGGGTTTTCACCAGATACACCTGTGAATGTATAAGCACCATTGGCTCTAGTGACTACAAAGTTGTCAGTGGTAGGCACGGCTCCGGTAAACACATCAACTGCATTTGGGCCACCAGGTAACCAATAATACTGTGCGTAATTGACATATTTGTCAAAATCTACAAAAGGATCCCAAGCATAATATTCACTGGTGTAAAGTTGATCAGCGTTCTGAGTAACAGCGCCTTGCAGATCTAACGCATCTGTTATGCCAGGATATGTTATAGCATCGATGACCTTCTTACTGTTGGTTGGATCAATCTGAACTACACCGGGTTCAAGTTGATAATTGGTTCGAGTTGCTGTGGGTTCAGTGACATAGTAATCGCCTGGAATAACTCCGGGGCCAACACGGCGTCCAACAAATCCTTGTATTTGCTTCAGCTGAGGTTCTTGAATCAACTGATCCAATGTGGCTGCTAATACTTGTCTGTTGGTAGAGGTTTGAAAGATTTCTGGTAGAAAATCTACCGATCTAGTGCGAGCCATTAAATTACTCCACTGCCAGGAGCAGTTCGTATGTTGGTACTAGTCAATGCAGTAATTACTTCAACGTTTTGCACAGTGGCTCCATTTACAAATATTTGGTTGGGGGCGCAACGAATTTCATATAAACTTCCAAAATACTTATCTTGATTAAGAGGTACCAAAACTACACTACTGACAATGCCAGCCAGTTTGTCGTGCAGGAAACCTGACAGTTCTGAGAAGTAGAATGTGTCGCCAAAGTCCCATAGATCCAAACTAAAATATTGATTGAGATACTGCACTACCAGGTTCTGAATCTCACTGGTACTGGCCACACTCTGTGCGGCACGAATAACTTTGATTGTTGCTTGAAGTTCTGGTAGGGCCTTGGCCCCAAACAAAGGCTGGAATTGCACACTGTTCAAGATCATTGTGTCTGACAACATTTTATAATTGTTTAATCCGGCATAGGCTGTGTTTAAAAAATCAAGTGTTGGCGGCTGTGGCTCAGTCACTGTTCCTGTAGTGTCTTGAATGTAATTTGTATAGGCAATATAGTATTCGTTAGTGACCACATACACATCAATAATGTTAGTAGTACCAGGATCAATTCTGTTGGTCAATGGACTGTTGTGTCTGTATTGGAAAAACAAGTTTTGACGACCAGTTTGAGCAATGTATTCGTCTGTTGCTACCAATGAGCGGACGCCTGTTGCAACATCTGCTACTAATATATAAAATACTTGATCGGTGTAGGTATAGAACACTTGGCCTGGAACATATTCGGCCAGCACTACTAAAACATCATCTTCTGTGGCATACTGACTGTTGACTATGCCCGAATCTATCAACACGTATCTTTGTAGGTCATCAAAATCCACAATGCGTTTTAAAAATACCCATGGACTTGCGGCTGATGCAGGATCGGGTATAGGCCCAATGATCTCAGAGAAGAAGTCTGGATTGTCTGGCACACCATCGTTGTTTCTGTCTGAGAAAGAGACCAACACTTGATAGTCGTCCACTAAGCCGTCGATCTGTATAGGTTGTCCTACTATCTTGGTTACAATGTCTGATCCCAGTGGCAATGCTGATGTGGGTTGGCTATTGGTTTTTAATACATTTATAAAGTCGCTAATGGTTGTGCCAGTTCTACTGTCATACACCAACTGGTCGCCACTGAAGAAGAATCTGGTTTGGACCACGCTTCCAAAGTAGTAATCAAGCGCACGGAAACTGACAGTGTAAAATCCGCTGTTGAACACAAACTCAACAAACCAACTTGCATCAAGCCCGGCACCTGATGTGTTGCCAGCATAGGCCTGACTCCACGTGGCATCAACATTTAAATTTGTTGTGGTTATTAGATACCACGTACCCGGAGTACCAGTAATTGTTCCTAGACTATCATAGCCCAGGCCAAAATTTCGTTTCAGCGCAATTTGTTCGGCCATACTGGTCTGCAGGCTCGTTGGTAATTCTTTGACAAAAATTGGTATAACCTGGGTGGCGATTGCACCAGTGGGCACATACTGATTTAATACAACTGGGCCTAGGCCGCTGGGGAGATTACCTTGGCCTTGATTGGTTCCGTCAAGATATATTTCTAAAGGACTAGACCAAATGGTAAGTTTTTCATCTGCTAAAGTTGGCGAACCAACTTGTAATCGATTGTTGGCATCAAAATAATAACCAGCAGGTGCAGCAAATTTTACAAGACTGCCCACAGTGATGTATTGAGCGTTGGATGACGAAGTGCCGTTAATTGGCACAGGATTTCCTGAGCCGTTTACAAAATATCCAGTAGAACTGCCGGCTTGGCTTGTGCTGAGACGCCAACTCATAGACAAACTAGTCAGTGGAGCCCGTGGAAACTGTGCATAATAAAATTGTTGTGCTTGACTTTCGCCCAACAATGGTTGAACCTCATTCAAAATAACACTGTTGGTTTCGTTACTGGTTTGTGTAATGAATTGAAAAGTAGGCAAACTGTAGTTTTGATACAAGGCACCATCACTGCTGAAAGTGTTGGTACTGGAATATTTTCCGGTGTTGTCCACTAGATCAAGATAACGACTAACACCAATGCTGGCGCGATTCAGTGCTTTGCTTTTTAAAATTGAGTTGTATGCCGTGTGTGGGAAGTTGTTGTAATCTTCACCATTGACCATACGATTCTGCGTGTAGTATCTTGCAGGAGCATTGGTTTTAATTTGTGCAAGAGTCTCGCGTGGTTGTGCATTTGATACCGGTGTGGTAATACCACAAGTAAATGTCAGAGTTTGTAATTGCCCAGTGCGACTCACATAGCTGATGGGTATAGCGATGCTTTGCATTTCTTGTGGATTGATAATGTATTGCAATCCATTGCTGGCACGAACATAGTTGCGGAATGTTCCAACCGGGATATCACTAAACACTCCATCACCAAAAGTCAAAGTTATTTGATCGTTGGTTCTACTGGTCACACTAAACAAGGGGCGACTACCAGGAGAGGTTTGTTCTGCAGCCGCTCCATACACACTGGGAACATAGGTCCATTCAGTGGCAATGCTACCAACATTGTCTAATTGATATAACCAAACGTCAGTGTTGTTGACACCTTCGATGTTGATGTCCACTGTTCTATTGCTTACACGGTCGGCTAAATTAAAATCTTGATTTTGCAATGTGCCTTGCTTGAACAAGAAAAAATATCCAGTGTTGGCGCTGGCAAAGCCCAATTGGTCATTACGGAACAATATATTAAATCTTCCGCTGGGCTTTGGGCTCGGCTCATACACATACTCTTGTCCAACAATAGTGGAAGTAACTGCTTCAAATGGCATGTTAATGCCATCCACTGTGGCAGTGTATGGTACCACGGGCAAGTAGCCTGGCACAAGATTAATACTGTATTCGGCAGTGTCAATTCCAAGGATTGTTGCTCGGGCCCCAGGAACACCCACTCGTTGTGCATCAATTAGTGCGGCATTTATAATTGCTGTGAACTGTTCTTGCCAACTGAAGTTTGTAGGGTCAGCCCAGTTGACTGTTACATTGGCCAAGTCAATTCCATTGACATCAGTCACATCTTCTGTGGTTGATACTGAAAATACTTTGAGATACCCAGACGCTTCTATGTTGCGTTTGGGAGTATAACTAACCAAGTTGGCCAGTTTAACCACACTGTCTCTACGCTCAGCACTATCAATATAGTTTTCACGTGTGTTTAAGTCGGTACGGAATGCTAAACTTTGGCCCATAAAGGCCATAACGTCTAGTAGGGCGATAAATTCTGAACTTTCAATGTAGTCATTGAATGTTTCTGGATAATACAGACGTAAGTAATCTACAAAACTCTTGCGTAAGGTTTCAAAATCGTAGCTTTGAAAGTCAGCCTCTTGGTACGTTTGATAGATTTTTTTCCAATCCTCAACGCCAAAAATTACTGTTTGTCTTGTAGTAGATGCCATAATCGTCCTGTGTTCTTGTATTTATGGAAATCAAAAACGGCGCAGTTAAACGTAACTAGCTCGGCGTTGTTGCTGATTAAAAAATATACTCAATTGTTGTGCTGTAGTGTTGGGAACTATGGCCAGTTGCACCTGTATCAATATTCCATTTTCTTGTGGAAAAACCTGGACTTCTGATATCTGTATGCGTGGGTCGTAGCCGGCCACACGTTGAATTTCATTTTCTATAGCAGTGACCAGTGCAGGCGATTGATTTTCAAATAGATTCTCCCACAATGTGGTGCCAAATTGTGGGCGGCCTGGCAGCTGTCCTTGTCTAATGTTCAACCCATTTAACAAGTCACGCTTGACCAAGTCTTCATCTAATAATGTAAACTTCTTATATTGATCTTGAGTGTTAAATCCAATAAATGTCGGCATAGTTTAGTATTTAACCTTGTCTTGATCCACGTGAAAAACGGAAAGTTCCATCATCATTATTACTTGGCGGTATAGCAATGTCTATATTTCCAACTGCGGCGATCAACTCAGCTGCCGCAACTGACGCAACAATGTCAGCTTCTATGGCCACAATGTTGGCATACTCTAATGTGGGTATTTTAGGATTGTCAATGATATCTGCGACTGCTTGGTCAATTTGTGTTCTAATTACTGTATTGTCAGAGCTTGCGGCCACTGGCGCCAACAGTAATTCATCACCGTATGTAGCGACAAAATCCATGGCATAAATTCCTTGTCGACCAGTAACTTCTATAGCCGAGGACAATGCAAGATCAGCTGATCCTTGAAGGTACGCAACCACTGCATCAACGCCATATCTCACTGCGGGTTGCAAAAAAGCCGCAATAAATCTAGCCTCTTCGTCACCCACAATGATTTCATAGTCAACAAGTCCTTGATATGCTCCGTCATACAGTGCCGTTTGAACTTGCTCTTGCAAAATAGGAGCATCTAAATAGTCAGTCAAACTGTTGATACTGTATGCTCCAGTCCAGACCGCTGGTGAGTTCAACACCGTAACAGTCATGGCAGGATCAGTTATAAGATCTAAGGCAGCAGGTTTTATCAAGCCAACTAGGACCAAATTAGACGGTGTTTGTCCGTAGAGTCCTATTCCTCTAGTGGCTATGTCAGCTCCAGCATACACTGCCTCACCATTGGTGGCAATATACCAGTCTGGCAATAGTTCTCCTGTAATATCAGTAGATGTATAAAAGGCCGCTGTTCTAGCCTGTGCTATCAATGCTGTAACTTGTCCTGTGGTTAAAATAGTGATCATGATGTTGTTGGTACTGTTTGAGTTGCTGGTTTTGTTCCAAGAAATCCAGCTTTGTTAACTGGCGATATAACCGGCCTTGTTGCGATTCTGTTGAATGCAGCTTGGGCCAACTCAGTATTGCTTCCTACTCGTGGAACTGTGACTGTGCTGGTAGAAGTTGCTGAGGCAACAGCGTTGGCCGATGTGTCATTTAAATTGGTAGTAACATCAACTCCGCTGTTGTGTCCTTTAAAAGGTTCATGAGTAGGAGCTCTAGTAACAATCGTCGACAAAGTTCCGGGTTCCGATACCCAACCTTTGTTGGCCACCCATCTAGTATCGGCCAATTTAAATCCGCTCATGCTGGCCACTGGACTGACTGATCCGGCTGATCCACCATTTAAATTAATAATTGACGCTTTGAGATTCAAACTCGATCCGGCATTCCAACTACCAGATTTACTTTGCAACGCCAGTGCACCGTCGCTTCTGATGCCGACTCTGGTTTGACCATACATGGATATTGCCTGGGCACTGCTCATAGTAATGCCTACAACTCCTTCCAACTTGAGTTGAGCGTTGGCTTTGGCTTTGATACTGCCGCCGGCATACATGTTGATGTCTTTGTCAGCATGTAAGTTTAAGGTACCCTGTGTTCTGACATTGACTGAATTGGTGCTGTAAAGATCTATCGTTCCGTTTTGTCCTAACTCAATCCAGCTTTGTCCATTGGCATGACAAATGTAAAAACAATTGCCGTCATCACTCATGGTTATCTGATGACCTTTGGCTGTGCGTATGCGAACCAGGGTATCTTTTCCTGACAGGTCACCGTCGTCCATGACCAAGGTATGGCCACCCATACGACCAATTACCACTATGTCTTGCGGTTTAACTGCGCCGGTTTCTAACTGTTGCTTGATTGTTTCAGGCTTTAATCCGCCTTGATATATTGGCTTGCCAGGAGTGCTGATTCCATAGACTGAACTGGGGCTTTCTCGTTGACTGCTACTTTTTATGGGTCCGCGAACAGTGTCAGTGATTAGGCCCTGTTGTAAAAATGTGCCGGCAACCACATTTTGCACTGGCTTTTGTTGATCATAAAACTTGGGATTTTGATTGATGCCTTTGTTTAATTCATTGATTTCTACCACCGGCAATTGTGTAGCATCATTGAACAGCCCTGACGCTTTGGCTGTGCTTGATAGTGCATATTCTTTTGTGTTCACTGCACCGATTGCAGGAATCATACGATTGATTCCGTTTACTGGCACACACCCTACATAGAACCCGTTGCTAGGATCCCCGCCTACAAAGAAACACAATACCTGAACTCCAATGTCCGGCGGTGTGAACCACATGCCATAACTGTTGCTGTTGCCAGGATAGGTGCCGACTCCGGCGCTGGTACCCAATGGTGCTGTTGCTCCGTAGAAAGGTGGACAATAACTTACTGTGCGCCACAGACTAGGATCCCCAAGATTGGGTGTGCCGTCTTTGTTGGTAGCGCCAAACTGATCAATATACACCTGTAGTCGACCGCTGCGAGTGGTATCAACATTGTTGACCACAGTACCAATATACGGACCCATTTCCGCAGGCATTCCACCACGATCAAATTTGTAGTTTTGTGAGCGACCTCGACTTCGTTGTATATTTTCTGACATGCGTTATCCAAAAAAATCATTTAAATCTGTTGGTGTGCTTTGTGGAGCATTCAACAGACGCGGTGTTTCGGTGTTCCTGGCCAACAGATATTCGCTAGTTGATGCTGAATCACCTGAATCATCTGTGCCTGCCATGGTCTGATTACTTACCGGGTTTACAACAGGTGGTCTTTCAATTTCTGAAATTTGCGGTATACCTAATCTAGCACGAATGTATGGATCAGTGGGGTCGGCTGCGCCTAGAGCCGCTCGTTGTTCAGCGGTCAATCCATAATATGGATCTATCACAGCGGCTTCTCCCGCTGTGTTCACTGTGTTGTTTAGTTTTGATGGCGCGGCAAAAGTCCTGTTTAATAATCCTATTACCTGATTACTACTGGTAGGTAGGCCCGGAAGAATCGACGGTCTAGTTGACTGTCCACCCAATACGTTTTGCGCCAAGAAATTTACCGCAGTGTTTGTCACGGCATTTACCGCTCCGTTGACTGTGGTTGGTACCCAGGCCGGCATTGCAAAGCCGCCAACGGCTGCAGTTATAGAAGAACCTATTCTACTAGAACTAATAGCAGTGATGGCCTGTTGTTGAAGAAATTCTGTAGCGGCCGCTGCCGCTTGATTGTCTGCGGTAGTTTGTTGTATTAGTATACTGCCTTTGAGTTCTTGTGTAAATTTACCTTTGGCAAAAGTGCTGTAAACTTCTTTGGCAACAAATGTTCTGTTGATAGCAGCTGGGCCTCCAGCACGACCAGTCAATGCTGTTGCATCGGTGCTGGCGCCAGATGAGGAAACTGCTGTGCCGGTGATAGTTTGTAATCCAGTGTTGATATTATAATCATTAGCTGAGTTAAATGCAACACGATACAACACTTGTCCAGAATCAAAATTTATTGTGCCGTCATCTAAAAACGCACTAAAATAATCAGAACTGCCTATTGGACGACCAATAAATGCCTCGCCCTGTTGTAACCAGGCTGGATCACCTACAATAGTCATAACACTTTCTTTAAAGTCAGCTGGATTTAATATTTGTTCAGCAGCATTGGCCACAGGTTCATTGGTTTTACCGTCAGCTCCTTGACTGCTTTCTGTGCTGCGTGTTTGATAACTGTATTGTATTTGATCTTCGGCGTTGCCTGAATTTGCGCCAAATAATTTGTTATAATTTACACCTGACAAAGTCAAGTAATACAGATTATTAATTGATTCTTCATAGTTCAATACTGACGTGTTTTTACCAGTGAACCAATAGTTGTATTCTTTCTGCACACCTGTGAATGTTGGCTTGGGAAAATATTGACTGTTGAGTTGTGCAATACGGTATGGACTAATAGTGTATTTGATATTGTATGCAAAATCGTTTCGCTTGGGATCGTATTTGTCAAATTGCGGAGTGGCTTGAAGATTGATTTTAAACCAGGCTACGTTTTTTGCAGCGGCGCCGTTGCGTAATAGTTGTCCAGTGTCGTCATTGTAGGTGACCAACTGCTGATCCTCAAGATAAGAACTGTTACGAACAATTTGATCTAGCAGTTGCACAATCTGCATACCAGCTGTGACCCCTTGCGTCCGACTGTTGGTGTCTACGCTTTGTTTGGCACCTAACTTTTGATCAGCAGCTGTTGAGCCAACAGAGTTGCTGGTTTTGCTTCGATCTAGCCCTGCCGCTTTCTTTACCTTGGCATTTTTTAATGCTGGTGTGGCAAATTCTACAGAATAAACATCTGGGTAGGTATAAGGAAGATCTGCACCTGGACCCGATAATTCACGTTGATAATTGTTGAGCGCGGTTATTAGTCCTTGGCGCACAGTTGATCCACTGGACAGAGGAATTACGCCGGCATTGGCCGGAGCTGTAGCCGGAGGTAGATCCACTCTTCTAGGATCAGTGGCTGCAAACGCAGCTGAGCTTCGGCCGCCAGTGGTTTGAGAATTAGTAGCATCCAAGGTGCCATTCAATAGATCATTTACAGACTGCCCACTGAGTTCAATATTGTAAGGTATAGATCCACGCTTGGAACCCACGTTGACAGTGTAAGGTATTCCTATAGCTTTAACATCGTATTCAACCAGTTTGCTGCCCACTTTAAATTTGATATCTTTGATCTGAAGTGGAAAAAACTTTTCTACAAAGGCATTGGCATCGGTATTCATGTTGGCACTGTTGAGGTTGCCCGGAGCTCCTCTAACTATATTTCCATCTTGGTCGTAGCCGTAAAATCGTATGACCATTAGGTATACAACACTTTGGAAACTTTTTGTAGTTGTTATGTCTGGATAAAATTGTTGTATCGCTTTGGTTAGGTTAGGAATAAGAGTTATACCAGAAGGTTCACTTATAGTAAAGTCTATGTCAACCACATTGTGGTTTGCTCCTACTGCTTTGCCTAGTATCTTAGATTGCAGTCTGACTTTTTCAATGTAATAATCGTTGTCAAAATATGGTCTTCGGCTACCTACAGGAATACCGGCACTTTGCATCAATAACCAACAGCCAGATAAATTTTTTCGCCCAGTAGAGACCATGGTATCGTATGCTTCCTTGGTCACAAGATAAAGAGAAATACCATAGGTGTAACTGGCATATTGATCCAACACATTGGGTAACGGTGTTATCGGCGAGTTGGTGAAGATTGTGTTGATTTCTTGTTGTGTTGCATTTGGGGTTCGTGCTTGACCA